CAAATGAGCAACAATAAACAAAGTATGAAATTCTATAAAAATAAATTTACCAATGCTATGATGAGCGAGAATGACTATAAATATCTTTCAGATACTCAAAAATCACAAATGATTTTAATACAAGGAGGTAACAAATGAAACTAAGATTAATGAAACTATTACTTTTGTTACCATGTGGTATTATAGATGGTTTTTTTGTTTTGGTAGTTGGAATACCCTTATGGGTTATTTGCGGTGTTAAATTTGATACACACATAGGAACAGTAGTTTGGCTGGTAGGGTTAAAAAACAAAGAAGATGAGCAAGACTAAACAAAGTAAAACCTTTAATACCAAAGAGAAATGAAAAAGACAATGATTAAAACCATTCTTGAAAGGTATATGGAGTGGGATAAAGTAATTAATAATAGTAAAAAAATTGGCAACAGTAAGCTTCTACACAGAGCAGAAGGAGCTAAGGGAGAACTAGGAGCAATCTTAGGACAATTTGGCTACTCTGTAAACTTAGATTCATCTAAAGCTGAGGAATACCTAAAAAACCTTTAACACAAAAGAGAAATGAGCAACAACAAACAAAGTAGCGTAGAGTGGTATATTATTGAAAGACATAATATAGAAATTCAAAGCCGTTTAGGGGAAATTTCACCAATTGAATATGATGCAAAACTCATAAAAATAGAAGAACAAGCCAAAGCAATGCACAAGCAGGAGATAATTGCGGCTAAAGATGATAATTATGTTTATGGGGAAGCATGGGAAAAATTAGGTACTTTAGGAGAACAATACTACAACGAAACATTTGGAGGTAAGAATGAATGACGATAAAAAAGCTAGAGAATACACATCTAAAACCTTACAAGAACTTATAGATGAGGTAACAGTTGGAGAGTTAGAGATTACTAGTAAGAGTATGGACCCTATGACTCCTAAATCAGAAGCTTATGATTTAGTTTTAGGCTTTTATTACCGATTACCTAACAATGGCAGACTTAAAACCGGGATTAACAGTTGTGAATCTCGGTTTAAGGAAGCTGTAATGTGTGCTAAGTTAACTCTTGAAAAGATTATATTAGTTCTAGAAGCCCACAGTTGGCAAAACAAAGAACATATAGAGCACCATAAAGAAATGTTAAAAGAGATAGAAAAACTATGAGCAAGATTAAACAAGATAAAATACCTATGACATTAACGGAAGATAATGTTTTAGAAGTTCTTGGCTACAAGTATAAACTGGTTAGAGAAAGAGATAATCTACTTAATTTTGGTGATAAAGTTGGATGGATTGAATGGAAACCAGATGGTACTGTTAAAGAACTGCATGATGAACCTGCAGTAGGTAGGTCGCTTATCCTAGATCCTCAAAGAATGTCTTATACTTGGATGACTACAACTGTAACAGAGATCTTGGAACAGAAAGAAAACTATATTAAGTTTGCAACAAAGAACAGTTTGTACGAATTATGGGAAAACGAATGAGTAGAGAACAAAAACGTGAGCAAGCAGTGATAGACATCATCAATCAGATGTTTATTATTGCAGGTCATGATGTTACATTTGATGACGTCAAAGGCCGTAAAGACAATTGGTATACAGATTGGACTATGACTACTGCACAAGCAGAAGAATGGAAACAATGGGGTATCGCTTATATTAGAAAAGAGCTAAAAATGAATAAGACTTTGGCTGAAAGAGAGATGATGTGGATTAATCTACAGTGGGGACTTAAATACTCAGACTTTAACTTATGAATACTATAGATTTATCATACCAGATTTTACTCCAATCTGTATTAAGAAACGGAGTAGAGAAGTCCGATAGGACAGGAACAGGAACCAAATCAATCTTTGGTTATATCCTTAGATATAATATGAAAGATGGATTTCCGATCCTAACTACCAAAAAAGTCTCTTTTAAGAACATTGTTGTAGAGCTTCTTTGGTTTTTAAGAGGGAATACAAACATTAAATACCTTTTAGATAACGGATGTAATATCTGGACAGGAGACGCTTATAAAGCCTATCGTAAAGGAAGACCAAATGATAGAGACGCTTACACAGTAGAAGAGTTTGTAGAAGCGATTAAGACTAATCCTGAGTTTGCTGCTAGGTATGGTGAATTAGGTCCTATCTATGGTAAGCAATGGAGAAGTTGGGTATCTGATAAAGATATGGATTATGGCACTGAAACAAGTGTAGACCAAATTGCTAATCTAATCAAAAATTTAAAGAGTAATCCAGACTCTAGAAGATTAATGGTTAGTGCCTGGAATGTAGGTGAATTAGACCAAATGGTTCTTCCTCCTTGTCACTACGGCTTCCAAGTCTATACAAGAGAGTTGACCTACGAAGAGAAAAAAACGTACATGGATAAACACTTTGGTGGTAAAGCACAGCTTACTTTAAGTGACTTTGAGGAGTTTAATATCCCAAGTAGAGCCATCTCTTTAATGTGGTCTCAGAGAAGTTGCGACGTTTTTTTAGGGCTGCCATATAACATTGCTTCATATGCTCTGCTATTAACTATCATTGCTAAAGAGGTAAATATGGTTCCTGATGACCTAGTCGCTAACTTAGGCGATACTCACCTTTACTTGAATCATATCGAACAAGCCAAAGAACAAATACAAAGAGAACCTTATGACCAGCTACCTAGTCTTTGGATTAATGATTTAAGATCTGATACTAACACTATCTTAGGCGACATCACTAAGTGGTCTGCAGAAGATTTTAAACTTAAAGATTACAAATGTCACCCAGCAATCAAAGCACCTCTCTCCAACTAGATTTAAAAGGATTCACACCCAAACAATACGCTGCTCTTATACTTAAGGATGAACTTAAACTAAACGGTAGTAGGTCAGGTATTAAGTTGGGTATGAATCATTATGCTTTTAGGTCTCTTTACAAGAGGGCTAAAGCAAAAGAAAAACTAAAACAATCTACTTATGATAAACCACGTATGTGAAAAAAGACCTGAGTACTTTGAGTTTATCTCTAGTCACTTCGGAGTAACTTTCACAGAGAAATCATTTATGGACCCTACATTAAAAGTGCATGCTCTACACGAAGGAACAGAGATAGTAGCAGTACTTTTAATTAAAAAGAAAAAAGATAACCAGTATAGAATCACTTTTATACGGGTATCTGAGGAGTTTCAAGGTAAGCGTTATGGTCATGCAATACTTAACATAGCTTTGCATGATGCGTATAACGAAAATAAGGGCCCTATAAAGGCATTTACAAGGGTTAAAGCACAGAACATCCAATCTCTTAACTTCTTTCAAGCAGAGGGCTTTAAAATAGATAAATTCGAATGCCTGCATGATACTGTGTTAGAGAACGGAAACATTGTTACAGAGCTAAAACCCGCTTACATTTTAAACAAAGACTACGATGACAACAGAATCTAAAATTCTATTAAACAGAATTAAGACACCAGATGGTACCATTTTAACCTCTTACAATAGACACAACTACGTTGAATATAAGGACACCATAACTAAAGAAGTCCTTATGGTAGACGGAGGTACAGACTATTTAAGAAGGAATATGGGTACTTACGAAGAGTTAAGCGTCTATGACGATGGAACTCATTTAACTAGGAGATCAGCTGTACACTGGGGAACCAGAGGTAAAGATGGTCAACAACCTTTAGTTTACAAACCAATTAAAGAGTTAGACTCAGATCATATCGAAGCCATCCTAAAAACACAACACCAAATCTCTGACTTTTATAAAGAGATTTTTAAGGATGAGTTGAAATATAGATTTGACGAACAGGCAGAAAAACTTTAACTTTGTTAACCTTATGACTCCCAAACAACAAGCAGAAGCTATGGAAAAAGAAATCCTTATGGGATTAGGTTTCCAAATGAACGGTCACGCTTACAGACAGATTGCGAATTACACAATTGACAAGATTATAGCAGAATACAGAGATATGGACAACTACGTTAAAGATCGTTCTATGAATAATGCTATATTGTTTTGGAAAGACGTTAAAAAGGAAATAAACAAAGATGAAAGAAGCTTGTAAGGAAATTGGCAGAAAATTAAAGAACACTAATCGTATGAGTAGTAACGAGTTCTTCGCATACACTCTTCTCTTTGTCTCGTTCTTCTCTATTTTAGTAGCGTTTGTAGCAAATTTAATAGCTACCTTTGTAGAATGAGTTCTACATATACATTAAGCGAGAATGGTACGGTGATAGAATATCGCCTGATTGTAAAGACAATGAAAAAGAATGAAGACTACAAGTTCTACTCAGAAAGTGAAAGAGACAAAGCCTTTAAGAAGGCACTAGAAGAGAAAAACTTACTGCTAGCTCACCGTTACACAAGAGATAGCGAACAAACACCAGAACAACTTTAACTTAAATCTAAATTAAATTAACTTAAACTAACAAAGCACCTCTAGGGGTGCTTTTTTCATTTAAAACCATTTAAAACCATTTAAAACCTAAACTAATATGCCAGAAGAATTAGAATCAGCAGGCCTAATTGCAGGCCAACAACTTCAAATCTTTGACGATCCATTCTCTATGGAGTTTATGCAAGAAGCAGAAAGAACTATCGAAGTATCTGCTATTAATGCTCCTAAAGTGAAACGTGCACGTAAAGTCCTAACAGATAAGTTTGTAGTGCACAAGGATCTAAAGAAACGCTTACTTAAACTTAAGTCTACTGATGTCCCCCAAATTGTAAAGGACATGGTTGATGACTTATTATCTCTTAAAAGAGTTCCAGAAGACTCTAAGTATTGTAATTATCTTGGTTTATCACAAGCAGACTACAGCAAACTTTCTTATCTAGACGAAGAACGTAAAAACAGACTAGAAGGCGAAGAAACAAGAATGCATATGATTAGGCCAGGAACTATCATTAAAGTACACACAGCAAGACAACGTATTTGGATGGGAACCCAAGCAATCAAGACTCACACTCTTACACTTACAAATCGTCACTTAGGAGGAGCTGTTTATCCTATCAGAGAATTTCAGACTGTTTCAGGTACTCACATTGCTGCTTACTTTGAAGACTCTGATAAAGCAGGATCTTTTGAGTATTCTTTTGAATCTCCTATATTAGATGCACAGTCTGAAGACTTCAGACTTAGACACAGTAACTTACATGGAGCTAGTAATTTTGTAATTACCCCAGAAGGTGTGACTAGTACTGGACACTACCCTGTAGTAATAGGTGTAGAGTTTGAGAAAACTGAAGTAGTAATGCCTCAGGTGTGGAACTTTAAGAAGCGTTATCACACTTCTGTAGGTAAACTTATTCGTAGAATCTTTAAAGACAAGTATTCAGATCGAGACATTACTAGTTTCTCAGAAGCTTATGCTTCTTTGATTACTGTAGCTAATCCTCTCTATGACTTTCAGATTATGGAAGGAAAACAGATTAAGTGGGCTTATCACGAAAACAACTACCATACTCTCACTAATACTTTGGGTAGTTCTTGTATGCGTTATGACAGATGTCAAAGTTACTTCGGTATTTATACTAAAGATCCTTCTAAAGTTAAGATGGGTGTTCTCTTGAGAAGCGGTAAGGTAGCTGCTAGAGCTATTTTGTGGAATCTAGGTAATCAATGGGGTTATGACAGAATCTACTCTACTAGAACTGAGACAGAAAACTTGCTTAAGTCTACCTTAGAAACAGCAGGATACAAAAGAATGTGGCAAACTTCAGGTCCTTATTCGCTTAATATAGATTTAAGTGAAGTATCAAGATTCCCTTACGTAGACACTATGCACTGTTATAATCCTGACTCCCAAATCTTAAGTAACTATGGAGAAGGTCATCACTTTAGCTTTAGATCTACTGGAGGTGATTACTATGATAATAGAGCACAAGAAGATAACGAGCTAGACTGCGCTTGTTGTGGGCATACCGTAGACTTTGACGATTCTTACTACATAGACAGAGGTAGACATCAGGGAGAAAGATGTTGTCAAAGTTGCCATGTCTACTCAGATGCTATGGATATCACCTTCACAACAGATGACGAACACGTAAGTACTTATGATGATGACTTTGTTTTGATGAGGGATTCTGTTCAGTTATTTGACGGACAATATGCTTATGACGGTGATTCTCAACTTAGGCAATATGATAACGGCAGATACTTTATTGTCAACATTCATCCTTATGAACTGATCAATGGTTCTTTCTATCACCCAGATGACGAGAATAAGCCAGAAAAGGATATAGAGAATATAGAAGTTATAGAAAATGTAAAATCTTCTACAGAAGACTCTGTTCAAGAAGTTATTGAAGAGCCTGCACAAGAGCTTACTTTTACAAGAGATACACAAACTCCTTACATATTAACTAGTGGATCTTCGTCTAGTAATTTCTCTTTGGTTAGTTCTAATTCTTCGTCTGGTCCTTATATCTTATATCATCCAAGTCAGGTTTATGATGACACTCTTATTGCGCTTAGAACTGCAGTAGAAGCATCAATGGAGATTGATGAGAACACTCCAACTACTCCAACTACAGAGATTACAGGAACTACTGAGAGTCCTGATCAAAATTTAATTTAAAAACAATGAAATACACAACAAACAAACTAGAAGCAATAGACCACACCATTAAGGGTGATTTCCCAGTAGATTTCGATCTGCTATTTGATATTATGTATCAACAAAGTCCTACTTATCAACCAGAACTCGAAGAAATTAAGAAAGATTGGCTTATTGATCTTATCTCTAAGATCGAAGGAGTTACTGTATATGAGAAAGGAGGCAATATCTATTGCACAAAAGGAGCAGCAGAATTCTATCCTACTGTTGTAGCTCACTATGACACAGCTCAAAGCTATCATGTAGGTATGCAAATCTTCAAGACAAACGAGTGGATTTTCGGCTTCGATAATGCAAGAGGTGAGCAGTGTGGCTTAGGTCTCGATGATGCTGTAGGTGTATGCTTTGCTATCCAAATGCTTAAGATGCTTCCAAACTGTAAAATAGTATTGTTCTATGCGGAAGAAAGGGGTTGTATCGGTAGTGGAAACTGCGATATCACTTTCTTTGACAACTCTTTAGTTGTTGCACAGTTAGATCGTAGATCCTATACAAACGACTTTATTAAGTTTACTAACGGAGTTCAGACTTTCAACCCTGACCATTATGATTTGCTAGATCCTTTGATGGAAAAGTATGGCTACTCTCTTAACTCAGGTACGGCTACAGACGTGGGCAAACTTCGTCAGAGGGGACTAAAAGTATCTTCATTTAACCAATCATGCGGCTACTTTAATGAACACGGAGACAGTGAGGTTGCTAGTGTTGCACTGATGATTAATGCTTTTAGCTTTACTTATGACTTACTAGTCATGATAGCTGAGAGAAACATTCCTCTTACCTTTCCTGTACCTTCTCTTAGGGCAGAACTTCCTTATGGCGGTAGTAAGACTAAGTCTAGTTCTACTTATTTGGGAACAGGTGCTAGGCAAATTAATATTTGGGATGACGATGACGAAGATTGGTACTTTGATGTACAGAAGGGAGAGTGGATGCCTCCAAAAAGCGAATTGGCTTCTACTAAAGGTCCAAAGCACTGGTCTAGACCAGAAGATCCCTTGGACATGCTAGATCCTTTTGGAAATGTCGCTTACGATAAAGATAAAGCAGAAGAAGCCGCTGCTGAAGAAGAATACCAAATCTATAGTGAGTGGGTAGAGTCATGTTATCCTGAGTATCAAGACCCTAGACTAAGGGATGAATTGTCATCATTTAGTATTAAGTCTAAAGTTCTATACAAACAAGAAGACTTAGACGAGATGATTATGGATGGAACATGTCCTAACTGTCTTGGTAATCACATTCATGTTACAAACGATCTTCTATTAAGTAGTTACTGTTACGACTGCGAAAGTATCTTCAACGTACCAAAAGACGAACAAGAGTTTATCGGAACTTTGATGGACGATTGTAAGGCTGGAGAAGTAGCTTTTGCAGACATTGTAAAACTTTAATTACTCTATGGAAATAGAACATTATGGAGAGAGTCTGGAGTCACATCCAGACTTTCTCTTTATGAAAAAAATGTGGATAGAAGACCAAATTTCCTTGCAAAAAGAGGAAGATTTGCTTATCTTTGTAGACCCAATAAAGATTAATTCTCAGGAAATCTTTAAGGGTGTAAACTTTACTTTAATCAAACCAACCAATGAAGAAAACGTTTTACGAGGTTCTCTGGGCACTACTGCAGAAAGAGAAGATGATCGACAAGTGGATTTACGAAGAGAAACTTATACATAACGGAACCACTTACAGTTGGACACCTAAGGCACTAGAAGACTTGGATTTTTCTAAATCTATTGGAGAGTTAATTGCTCCTAAGTCTTCTGTAATTGACTCACTTACTAGCAAACACGTAAACCCAACAGCAAAGAAAGATATTGCTATCTCTGCTACTTGGTTGGCTGAGTTTATAAGTAAGTTTAGTACTAAGAATCTAGGAGTATCAGGTAAAACCACAGATAAGTCTAGCGTAGTAAAACGCTTAATTAAATTTATCGGTGAGTACGACTACACTCTAGAGGAGATAGCACAAGCAACAGATCTATACATAAGTACACTTAAGTCTCAAGGAAACATCAGATTCATTAGAGAGTGTGGTTACTTTATTTACAAAAAGATAGATGGCGTAGAACAAAGCGACTTAGCTAAGTGGTGTGAGGAGTTAAAGAATGGCACAGGTCCAGCCTACAACAGTCATCAAATTCTTTAATTATGGACTTTGAACAATTAATTGGGCAGATTGAACGTAATAAACTAGTGAAGGAAGAGGGGGGATTAACTTCTATCCCTCCTCCATTTCCTAGATTAGGTGAACATTACGGAGGATTTACTAAAGGTTCTATTACTTGTTTAACAGCTGCATCAGGTGTAGGTAAGTCAAAGTTCGCTAAGTACATGACTATCTTAAACATCTACAAGCAAGTAACACTTAAGAAAAGTTCTATCAAACCTAAAATCTTCTACTTTGCCTTAGAAGAAAGTGCTACAGACTTTTGGTTATCTTTTATCTCAATCTTCATGTACGAGAAGTATAGGATAACTATTAGCGTACAACAACTAAAATCTATTGGTAATTACACTATGACCTCTGATCTTATGGAAAAGGTCAAAGATGCTGAAAGGTTTATTCATAACCTACAGAACATCGTAGAAGTAATTGATTACATTAGAAACCCTACGGGTATGTCTAAGTATATTAGAGCATATTTTGATAACCCTGAAATCGGAGAGCACACATACAAAGAACTCGAAGACGGTAAGAAATTAATCACAGGCTACAAGTATAAATCAGACGATACTTGGGTATTTTTTATTTTAGACCACATTAGTCTTTTATCTAATGAGATTGCTCCTGACACCAAGACTAAGTTAACATCTTATCAAACCTTTGACTTTATGGTTAAAGATTACGTATTAGAAGTCTTTTCTAAGCGTTACAAGATGATCAACGTAATCGTACATCAGCAGACACCTGCATCAGAGAAACAGACTTACACCTACAAAGGTCAATTGATGGAAGAAAAACTAGAACCATCAATGGAGGAACTCCACATTAACAAAGGTGTACACCAAGACTACGAAATTGTCATTGGTTTATTTAGTCCTGCTAGATACAACATCGCTACTCATAATGGGTATGATGTAAGTCTATTAGGTAACAAGTATCGCTCCCTTAAATTCCTTAAAGACCGTTACTATGGCTTAGAAAACTCAAGCATAGGACTTTACTTTAACGGAGCTAACGGAGAATTCCAAGAGTTACCTAGACCACAGGATATGAATAACCCAGTAGGCAATCATTATGAACGATTTTTAAAAATGTAAACAAAGAATGGATGAACAACAGAACCCGTATTTAACTAGAATAATCAAACA